GTTTTAGAGAACATCCGGAGCAACCATGGCAGCCCCATCAGCTAAACTCGTCACTCAGGAGAACACCGAGCGTGTGACCCGCCTACTCGAGAACTACCCAACGCTCAGCCTCACGCTGCGTCAGGACACCTCATCTAGAGGAGCCATTGAGTCTAACTACAGCGCCTCAGGCCTAGCCGGATCTCTACGCCTCCTGAACCCCATCGCTGTCAACAAGAACCCCCACCAACCAACCTACTCTCGACCCGACCCCGAAGCTGCCAGACCTCCTCCTCTGCGTACCTTGATCAATGCTGGTCTCGACGCCGCCCTTCAGCACAACTCGCAGTGCACAGTCGATGCCGCCCTCCATGCGTTCATCAAGAAGGCGTGTCCCATGTGGCACAAGGACGTGCTTCCCGACGACTGGACTCGAGTCTGCCCCTTGACTCTTGCTTCCCGAATCAGTCTCGCCGCCTCGGGCTTTAATCCCAGATCTCTCGACCTCCAGCCTCCATCTGCCACATCAATGGTCATCGCCTACACCTCTAAGGTCTTGGGTCTGTACGCTGATTTGACGCAAGGTGTGCTCGGCTATCTCCCAACATCGGCCGCCGACGCTATTAAGGATCCTGAGTCACTATCCTTAATCATCACTCAGTATGGTTATGAGACGAAAGGATTCCAGCGCCAGGATGGACCCACTTGCATCTCGCCAAATGACCTGGAGTCTAAGTACGACATCTCCTGGCTCGCCGCTATCGTCCTCTTGGTTGCGTACCAACTGGAACTGGACCTGACGGCCGCGTCCCTATCCCCAGCCGATGTGAATTCGATGTCAGCGCACAACTCAGCGGTTGAGACCCTCATGTTCAAGATGAAGTGGTTGTCCCCCTTCTCCTCCCGTATCATGCATCTCTGTGCCGCCAATGCCGCCAGCCCATTTAGGAGCTTCAGTGAAATGTTCCTCATGTGGCAAAAACCCACGAAGTACGTTCTTCCCACTATCACTATGAAGCTATCCGGCCGGTTCCTCGAGATTATCGCTGATGGCGCTGAGCTGTTCAGTGTGTCCAGCTCGCGGGTGGGAGGTAGCTAGGCGCGGCCATAGGCCTGCTGCCTCACTCTCTATATTCATC